CCATCAATTTTTTTGTTAATTTGAGCAGTTTGACGGTCTTTACTGTCAATACTACGCAGTAAACGAGAATTTACCTTACCTTTTTCTAAAATCGTTGATTGAGTTTGTGATAAACCACCTAATTGTTGGTTTAATTGAGTAATTTGAGCCGTATTTTGGTCAATTTTTGTTTGATAAACTGCAATTTCTCTATCTACTACTTGCAATTTAAGAGATTGTGCCTGAAAAGCATTGGAAAGGTATCCAAAAATACCAGCAGAAGTAATTAACATTAGGACTCCTACCGAAATTGTAAGATACCATTTGTTAAACCCACCAATGTCATCCCATTTTTGTTTTAAATACGTTGCAGCAACCAATTTAGCAAGTTCAAGTGAACCTGCCATTATCATTACAGATAGAGATGCCCCACTAAATAGTACACCTAATCCTGTTACTGAAAAAAATGCCGCACATCCAGCGATAATTAGTGCGGAAAATCCCACTAAATACTTAAGCCAATTCATATTATCTGTTAATTCTTACTAGCTCATTTATTCTTTCAATGATTTTTCTACTATCATCAATGATTAAATTAGCATCCGATGGTGTCAGCTGTTGTGCACCTTTAATTCCATTCTGTAAAATTCTTAATTTTCCGTCTAGAGACTCTAGTAAGTTCTGTATTTTTTCGTTGTATATCATAGTAATAAATATTTTTAAATAAAAAAAGGTAGAAGTAATGACCCTTCTACCTTTGTAATATACGAAAAATAACTGAATTAACCAACTTTTGGGGTTAATTTTTTTGGTTTGGACTCTTCCTTTCTTTCAATAGTAATTAATAAAATACCATTTTTAATTTCAGCTTTAGCTTTTCTACCATCAAAGTTTTTACCAACTTGAACTCTTTCATCAATATCTGAAATCAATTGATTAAAAGGATTTTCTTTGTCCTCTGTTAATTTTTTTGCTTTGATTTCAATTTTATCCTCAAAACAATTGATTTCAATATCTTTTGGGTCGTGTCCCAATACTGATAAAGCAATTGCTGCGGATTCATCTTTTACATCTACTGCAAATTTGTTAGGAACGTATGTTGTTGTTTTTGTTGCCTGTTCCCATAATGGATGTGTTTTAATACTGTCCATAATTCTGTCAATCTCTGAATAAAACATAATTTTATTTTTTTAGTTAATAATACTCCATATAGTTCAATTACTGTACCAAAGGATTATTTTTGACAAAATGTCTGTTATTATTTAGAATTTATGTAATTTTGTCTTTCAATTATTGTACTCATATGGTCTGCCCAATGCATAATGTACTGAATGTTTGATTTTAAATATTTTGATGTATCATACACTTTGAAATATTTTTCGTTATCTTCATCATAAAGACCATCGGTAAGTTTAATACCAAAATACTCATTTTCACTTATTACAATACCATATAAAGATAAAGTATATAAAGTTCTATCGGTGATGGCCATAAATGAATTTTTGTTATTTCTTGTATAAACCTCTCCTTTATTTTTGATATGCCACTCACTATCATTGGGTGCATAATGTAATTCTGCTTTTGTTCCTAATTTACCCAAATCATGATGAAGGGCAACAAATACTAATTCTTCCTCAGTAAAATCACATACACCACCTGCTTCTTCAAATGTTTTTTTCATACGAAGTGCATTCTTACATACATTAAAAATGTGGTCAATATAACCACCAGTATATGCATTATGATAATTTAAGTTACCGGATGCAGGAGATACTATTAAGTTTCCACCCAATTCGGTTTCCGAATACATATGGAGTAATTTCTCCAATCTTTCTCCAGTAAAATACTTTTTGATAATACCGATAAAACGGTCGTAATTTGCTTTTAATTCTGCTTCTGTCTTTTGTTTCATACTTTTAGAGTTTAATCATTTTCAATACTCTAATATACGAAAAATTTTTGACATTACCAAATTTATTATCTTAGTAATAAGTCCTTCTTAGTCAATAACTTATAAAGGATTTCCACCTCTTCTTCGGTAGTTAATTCCGGTAAGTCATCATCAAATAACCTCATAGTGAATATAGGGTTACCACTCTCATCTGCATACATATCTGACTCTGATGAAAAGAGTGTTGGTAAAACTTCCAATCGTTTCATCTCATCTTCATCAATATCAATCAATGGAATAATATAGTAATGATAGTTATCATCTTCTTCATTTACATCTACTCTATGACACTTCCATTTATCAAAACTTGCTTCTGTGATTGGTGTTTGTGGTACTATAATCATAATTCAAATATATTACAATTTATTTAAATTATCAAATTTTTTACTGACTAATACATCAGGTGTACAAAAACAAATATGTTTATTGCAAGTAATTGGATTTACTGGCCATTGGATATCAAATGGATTATCTATATTACCAATAAACCCACCTACTTCACAATTCCCTCTTTTTATATATCCTTCGGCTGAAATGTACAAGTGTTCCAATCCAATGTTACATTTCCATCCATAAAAATCTGTTAGGCCTTCATTTATATAATCAACTGCATGTCCGTTTTTATCAACATTACCATCTTCTAAAAAAAAATCAGAACCCATTTTTGTAAACTCTTTATTATCAATAAAAAGTATCGGTTCATTATTTCTAGTTTGAGATGAAGCAAACCATTTTAATTGTTCATCTGTATATGCGTATGTGCTTTTATTAGATTGACCTCTATCTAAAATTCTAACGGCCTCTGTTCCAATATTTTTGTTTTTTAAACATTCTAGAAAAAAATATATAGATTCATCCCAATAATCTGGATGCATCATTATTCTAACTGTAACTTTTGTATTTTCAATACATCCATTTATTTTTTCTAATAACTTATTATTATCACCATATTCCGGATGATATGAAAAACAAATGTGATTTAAATATTTACTTAGTTCATTATAATATTTTACACTTTTTGTACCATTTGTTGTTATTCCTATTGTATGATTATTATTAAAAAATAATTTACATATTTCTAATAAAAAAGGTGACATTGTTGGTTCTCCGCCTGATATAGAACAATTTATTTTATTTTTTCTTCTAAACAGTTCTTCTATAAATATTTTTGCATTTTCCCATTTGTAATTATGATTTTTTCCTGCATATAAAAATGGATTACAATAAGAACATTGGTTTGAACAAATATTATTTAAAACCCACGTTAATTGAAAAATTTCTGGATAAATAGTTTTAATTTCGTTTATATTAAACTTCATTTTTCTATTATTTCTATTTGTTTTATATCAACAATTTTTGCAAAAACTTCTCTGTTCCATTTTGTTTTACAATCGTCTTTACCCATTATTGAATAAACTGATCCAGTTGGTAATAACCATTTTTTTGCATCGGGTTCTATTGATAAAAAATTTTCATCAATAATAATTTTACCCAAATTATACCTACCCAATGAAAGTTTATTCAAATTATCAATTGGTATTTTATTTTGAATTTTATTTGGCAGAGTTGTATACCATTTATAAAATTCTTTATTTATGTTTGTTTTCAAATCAGGCCCAAAGTTCATCCATGTCTCTGCTGCAAATCTAATTTGAGGTCTTACTTCTTCACGTTCTATAACTTCCCAATCATTTTCTGGTGCAATTGATAGATAATCTTTACCCAATGTATTGTAACCACAATAAAGGCCTCCCCATTCAAATTTATTTTCTAAAAAATGTTTATATTCTTCTTTTATAGGTTCATGTAGGCCTGATGGTGTAAAATCGTATAAACAACTAAAATTTGGAAAATTATCTTCCGAACCATGTATCGCTGTTTCAATCATATGTATATACTCATTTAGTGATAAAAAGTTTTCATGCAATCCATAAGACCAATTATTTTTTGATTGAAGTTCTTCAATTCTATCTCCATAAATTTCAAATTCTTCATGTAGATAATTCAAAATTATATTATCTAATTGATAGAAATTTGTAAATACTGGTAGTTTTTTATCATAATGATTGTTTATAAAATATAAAACATCATTTATTTTTTTTAATAGTATTGAAATATTATTAATTTCAACATTATTTAAAGATGTTTTTATTTTCATATTATTTTTTATGGATTTTTTTGTCATTTCAATCCATTTATTAACTACCGGATTATTATCCTCTAACATATATGTTAAAATAATTTCACTACCATCATTTTTTAACATTGTTATTTTTAAAAATTTGTTGTGCATATTAAAATAATTCTAATAATTGTTTAAATGTTTCTTTATGATTTAAATTTCTATATAAATCTAATTTAATTAGATATTCAAAAAATTGTTTTTGTAAATGAGATTCATCTGCAGAGTTCATAA